TCTTATGGGCATCATCTTATTCCTTGGTGGATGGATAGTTAAAAGGATATTCTCACAGATAGACAGGCTACATGCCAGAGTAACAGACTTAGCAACTGTGACGGTTAGCCGCGCTGAACTAGATACTCACATAGATCGAATACTTGATCGTATAGATACTCTAGAGCAAAGACTCCTAAACAAATGAGCGATCTAGAAGTATCTGACAAGACTAGTGTAGGGCTTCCACTTAGGAACCTTATAGGTCTTGCTAGTGCTGTTGCTGTAGGAACATGGGCTTGGTTTGGTCTGCAAGAACGACTGAATGTAATAGAAACTAATCAGATTCTAATGCAGAAGTCAGTAGAACAGAACGAAGCCTTCCGTATTAAGTGGCCTCGGGGTGAGTTGGGAGCCCTGCCAGCGGACGCTGAACAGTTCATGTTGTTAGAACATCTAGCGAAAGAGTTCTCCAAACTACAGGAGGTGATCGAAGCAGGAAAAGCCCCGTATGATCAGCAGCAGGCGCTCACGTTAGATTTCTTCAAACAACGCATCGAGAACTTAGAGCGTCATGTTGAAACACTAAAGGATAAAACATCTGAAATAAAGGCAAGCAACGGAGTACACTAATGCAAATAACTATGATGGTGCTTGTGTTATACTTAAATGGCTCTGTGATTGAGTTTATGGGTCACCACGAAACAGATGATGGATGGGAGCGAATGGGTATGAGCGGCTGTCTACAGGTAAAGCGCACACTTAAACGCAATGGCTGGAAAGATAACTTAGATGGAACCACGAGGTACGCTTGCGAGAATCGTGACGTAGAGCTTAAAATTAATTGGGAGGGTAACGAAGTAGTTGCATCAATTAAATGAGCAAACAAAAACCTATACCTAAAACAACTACAGGAAAAAAACCTAACTTTCGTAAAACAAAGAAAGGTGCTGGAATGACTAAGGCTGGAGTTGCTGCGCATAGAAAAGCTAATCCTGGCTCTAAATTAAAAACAGCAGTAACAGGAGAAGTTAAAAAAGGATCAAAGGCTGCTAAAAGAAGAAAGTCGTACTGCGCAAGATCAGCTGGACAATTAAAAAACTCTAGCGCTAAAACTAGAAATGATCCTAACTCAAGAATAAGGCAATCAAGGCGTAGGTGGAAATGTTAAAAAGAATTAAAAAAGTTTCTAAAGAATTAACTAAAGCATCTAAGATGCATAAAAAACAATCCAATGTTTTAAAAAAATTAGCTAAAGATGCTAAGAAAACAAAGAAGAAAAAATAATGGCTAAGAAAGGATTGTACGCAAACATACACGCAAAACGAAAGAGAATTAAATCTGGCTCTGGAGAGTCTATGAGAAAGCCGGGAAGCAAAGGAGCTCCAACTAACAAAGCCTTTAAAAGGTCTGCTAAAACTGCCAAGAAAAAATGAAACACTTAAGAGATCAAAATGAATCGTATTTGCAACACTTACGAAAAGCAATGTACTTTGCTTGCTGTCTGTTGGTTGGGAGTCTGTGTGCTGTCGCTCACGCTTTTGTTCCATGCATCCTAACCAAAACAACAACTAACCTAATAAACCACATTCAAAATAAACTTGAGGCGAAATGAAAGACATTGGTAATAACGGACTCAGCACAGAAACAACTAAACGAACTACTAGCAGATGGGGAGTGTTTAGAGATTGGTTTAAAGGGTGGTGGGTGCAATGGCCTTATGATAACTTTAGAGAAAACGAACTCGACAGATACTACAGAGTTGAGCATTGGAAGCAAAACCAAATTCGCAGATCAGATGTCGCAGACATATTTACAAGGCGGTAGTCTTGATTACGAAGATACAGGTTTTTCTAAAACGTTTGTGGTTAATCCAGGTGAAGGTACAGCAAGATGCGGATGTGGTGACAGCATTGCTATTCCACAGGTGTAATAACTTTATTATTTTTAGGAGATAAGGATGAAAGAAAAATGGCAAGCATTATCAGGAAAATCAAAGATGTGGATTATAATTGGCGTAGCCGCGCTTATCGCAGCCTCTGCTATCTGGGGCTAGCACTAGGAGTTATTGGATGCGGGACGATAAAGAAAGCGGGAGTAGTAGCGACAGCAGCGGGCACGGGTGCAGTTGCGGGGACTGTGTTCAGTGGGGGTGCGATTGCACCTATAGCGGGAGCCATGACAAGTGCCTTTGTGGCAGATGTGGCGACAGCGGGGATGGGTTCGTCCCGCACTACTATGGCTGACGGCTCTTGCGCTCCTGATAACTTCTGGAGTTTACTCGGTTCCATGGCTGAAATGGGTGGGTGGCTTCTTATTCTAGTTGTAGTAATTCCCATGGTGCTTGGATGGTTTCTTCCTGGCCCTGTAAAAATGAAAGGTAGAGAGCCTAAGCATCCTAATCCATATATACGATGACAGAGTTTATGAAGGATTGTTTAAAGTCTGTAAGCATTGTTGCGCTTTATGTCTTTATTATTCTTTTGATAATGTATACAGCAGTATCTAACGCAGATCTGTATGGTTCTCGATCTAGTTTTTTAACAGGAGAGTTAGGTGATCCATCTTCTTGGAAAAAAAGATATGGTATGAGCCTGTTGTATATGTCTGATGGCTTTGGAAATCTTGAAGAACGTACTGCATACAAGAATAAACTTATAGGCAATGGCGATACGCATATAGATATATACGCCAGAGCCAAGACAGGCGGATACCACGGAATTACTGTAGATGGTTACGCCAACCAGAGAGTAAGGCTACAAGAACTAAACGACTCTGGGTTAAAGCCAGTAGTGTGGCTTACAGGAGAAGGTAGACAGGGAGATAGCAAAGAGCCTCTAAGCAGTACCCTGTTATTTATAGATCACTATGTCAAAACTAATGACGATCTAGTGTCGGGATATGTAGTCTGTCTTGAGTGTGATGAACAATACTCTGCCGCAGAAGTAAACGCAATGGTAGACAGAGTAAAAGCAAATACAGGTAAGCACGTTGCTGTTCATCTTACCCCAGGTGTAGGCGGGCATTCTGGAAACACCAACTACTATAAAGGTGCTGACTTTGTTTATCTTCAGTTTGGTAAACACATATACGGTAACCAAGTGTCTGATACACAGATGGCTCTTGATATGCTTAAGGAAGCCCTAAAGTTAGGCATACCTGTAGTAGCTAATGAGTATTCTATAGTTTCAACATCAGAACAAGCCAGAGCATTAGGGGATTTACTTTGTCAGAACGGCGCAGTAGGGACAGGGAACGGAAGAAACATACACCCATGCGGGCAGAGACAGTCAAAGAAAAAGAAAGAGTGGTATCAGGAGTACGAAAAAGAGTTGATCGTTACTGGAATAGGAATAGCCACCCTCTTCGCCGTGTTAAACAGAAAGCCGACATTCCAATTACAAGCAAATGACAACGGTTACGAGTTGGGATTACAGTCTGATGGGTATAATTTAAGATATTCAGAAAAGAAAATAATGGCTACATATAGGATAGAATTCTAATGGCAACAATTACATTAAGAGATACAAAAGGTAGTCCATTGTCGTTTGCAGAAATGGATAGCAACCTTACTAATCTCAACAACGATAAACTAGAAATAATTAACAATCTTAATGTTGCCGGTGCTATGGATGTTGCTACTGATTTCATTGCAATGTACGATACAAGTACAGGAGAAAACCGTAAAATCCTTGCAGGAGCAACAACGTTTGCAAATAGAACTTTAATTATTAAAGTTATTGCAGATACATTACCAACTTATGTTGGCGATGGAATTACCCGCATTGTTCTTCCGTCTAATTTCGATGGATTAAAACTTAGAGAAATTGGGGGACACGTTTATGCGGCAGGAGTTGGCTCTACAACTAATGTACAGATACATAATCAAACCAAAGGTGTTGATATGTTAAGTACATTACTTACTATAGATGCAGGAGAAAATGATTCTAGCACTGCCGCTACGCCTGCTGTTATTAATGACTCTTCTAATACTGTAAATACCGCAAATGTTATTAGATTTGATATAGATCAGATTGGATCAACAACTGCGGCAAATGGACTAGAACTAAGGCTTGGGTTTGGGATTTGAACGGATTTAAAGGTTACCCTCCTGCTGTTCAAGTACTTACTCCTGTTCCAGATATATTTGTTTCTGTAAATGCAGACCAAAAAGAAATAAGAAACAACATTAAACACAATGTTTCTTTAGGATTAAATCAAGTTACTCCACATGAGACTCAGTGGAACAAAGAAATTTGTCTAGTAACTGGAGGACCATCTTTAAAAGATACATTTGATATTATAAAGAAAAGAAAAGAGAATGGAGTTCCAATAGTTACAGTCAATGGAACTTATAAGTATTGTATTGAAAGAGGCATTAATCCTTCTGCATTTATAATGTTAGATAGCAGAGAGTTTAATCACAGATTTGCTGATCCAGTTATTGATGGATGCAAATATCTTTTAGCATCTCAATGTCATCCAAAAATCTTTGACAAACTAATTGATAAAGACCTTTGGATATGGCATTGCGATACTCAAGAAGAAAACATTGACATTCTTCGCGATCAATACGGAAAAGAATATGTAGATTTTTTTCCTATCATGGGAGGCTCTACGGTTACTCTTAGAGCGTTACACTTGCTAAGAATATTAGGTTTTCATAAATTTGAAATTTTTGGATTTGATAGTTGCATTATGGAACATCATCATGCATATGATCAGCCTGAAAACGACAAAGAACAAGAGATAGATTTAGTTGTAGGTGGGAAGCAATTCAGATGTACTGTAGCCCATTATCATCAAGCAAAAGAGTTTGTTCAGTTAATAGGTGCTACTGGATCAAACTATGATCTTATAGTTCATGGAAATGGACTTATATCACATATTATTAAGAATCCAGAATCGTTAAAGGAGGCGGCTTAAATGGCGGCTACAGCATGGAGTTTTTACAATAGTTTCAGAGAGTATCTGGGCAACGGACAGTTTGACCTAGATGGTACTGGAACAGGGTTTTTCATGACCCTTCATACAAGCGCGGCTAGTGCTAATGTTAATAACGTAGCATTATCTACACAAGCCTCTCTTGCAAACGAAGTGGCTAATGGAAATGGTTACGCTACAGGCGGTAAGTCTGTTACTGCTCGTACTTGGGCTTCTGCCGCTACGAACAAATTTAGGTTTGATTCTACCGCTTGCGTGTGGACTGCTACTGGTGGAGATGTTAGCAACGTTAAGTACGCTGTTATTTATCAGGCAGGCGGAAAATTGGTATGTTTCTCAAGACTTACCACTTCCCAGTTTAACCTAACCCAGAACAATACACTTACCGTTACGCCAAGTGCTAATGGTATTTTTGAACTTACGTAGGAGAAAGCAATGGCATTAGAAACAGCGGCATGGGTAACTCAATTCGTTGATACAAACCCTACAGCCACAGACCCTGTAAGTCAAGGTGATGATCATTTGAGAATGATCAAAACTGTTTTGAAAAACTCATTTCCTTCTACTTCAACTGCCGCGATTGTTCCTAATGTATCAGGTCAGTCAGGCAAATATTTAACCACAGATGGCACAGATACTTCTTGGGGAACCGTTAGTGCGGCAAGTCCCGGTTTTGCAGTTGCCATGGCTATTGCTTTATAGGGGATTAAAATGGCAC